CTAAATTGCCATTTTTTAAGACATACCTCCGTGGGCGTTTGTTTTCTTTCAAATGCTCGTTGAGCAATGACAGCACCCACTGCGTACATTCCTGCGTGTCCTTCCCCTCTGGCTTCCGCCAGTATAGTAATTGCGACGATCTTGGTTTCCCTTGAAAGCGTGTGATTTTTGTGTGTGTTTGCATAAAGACTTAAAGCGGTTGCTGCGATTGTAAAAGCTATAACTATTTTTTTCATGCTTCGGCTCCTTCCTCATCTTTGATCCATTCGAGTGATTCGCTAAAACCGATTTCCATTAATTTGTTCTGGATTTCACTCAGTTTCTTTTCCGCAGTCGCGATCCTTTCTTGAATAATTTCCTTACTAACAAGGGTATCGGCTGCTAATATTTGCAACGATCCGCGAATATTCGCTACATCGTCGCTCTGTTTTATAATGTGGGCTTGTGTTGTTTCTCTCATAACGCAATCAGTATATCAGAATTTTAAGATTTGTCAACCCTTAATTAGTGATTATTTTTAACATTTTATCAAAAAGTTTTTCACACTTTTCGCCGAGTTTAGTTAGGATTCTTTCTATTAGTATTTCATCTCTCATAACAAAAAAAGTATATATTATTTTTTGGGAAAGGTCAACTATTAATTGTGCCAATCTTCATAAATGTTGTGAATTTCAAGGACTTCGTAAACGTCACCGTTTGTCCATTGATTATTGAAGGTTTCAGCCTTGTAAAGTTCAATCATATCTTCTTTCTTTGTTTCTATTGGAAACAAGGTGCGAACCCGATTGCAGCTTGCAAGGGCGTGTTTGCCGGTGAAGTTTGGGTTTCTACGTGTTTTAAAAACTACGTTCCAGAATGTTTCTTTATCTCTCATAACGAAATTATTGTATCAGATTTTAGCAGAATGTCAACCATCTAATCCATCTACCCACACAAAATTATCATCTTTTAAACTTTTATCTTTATAAAGTTTTACCTCTTGTTCTGTTCTTTTGCGAAACACGTTAGTTGGAGCTAAGTGAGAACGGACAGTCTTTACCCCGTATATATTTTCAGTTTTTTCAGTGAATCTTTGGTAGCCAGCGTCAAAATCACGTTTAATATTGCCTAGCTCCATACTAGTGTGAGACTGCACACTATCGGTTACTTTGTGAAGTTTTCGCCACGAAACCCTTTCTAGTTCATTAGTTCGTTCTGATTCGGTGATTCGGCTTGCCATTACTGCTATCTGCGTTGCCTCGCCTGTAGCAGTAGAAAGATTGTGTTGTAACAAAGTAGACATTTTTTTATTCTCCAAAGGTGGGGTGTATTAGGCTATTAAATTCTTCCTGCATTTCTTGTTCCGATAATGAAATTAAAGAAAAGCTGTCGTTGTTAACAGCTTCATCTCCTTCCCTTGGTTTACTAGGTGAGACATCAGTGCAATATTCAGAGAGTAGTTTTTCAACCGCTTGTTCTGATTCTTCCATTGATGGACTTGATTCGCCTGTCAAAGGATTGCTAGTGAATAGGATAGTTGGGCTACTTAGGTAATCTGTATGATATTTATCTCTCATAACAAAAAAAAGTTTATATTATATTAAAGTAAAGTCAACACCTTAATTTTGATTAGGTGTGAAAAATTTTTGAGCTTCTTTCGTGTTAGTAAAAGCCATCATTATCATGTCTGAATTTGTGCGGTAATGGTGTGCCCAAAGACGTAGCCAACCTTTTTCAGCGAATCTTTTTTCAAGATAAGGTTCAAGGTTGTTTTTGTAGTTACAATTTCCGTCTCGGATTTCCCAAGGTAAGGTATCACAATTGCGCCCACTCTGGGCATAAAAAGTTACAACTACAACCGAGTTCGGGGCGCATGGCTCAGTTGATTCTTTAATTAATGACTCTTTAGCAACTCCGCAGTAATCGCGCCAAATGAACATAGGCCCAGTGAATCGGTCAAAGTTAACCACCCCATTAGGGTCCATTTTTGTATTATAATAATTTAAAGTCTTTTCATTCTCCACTAGAAAAGTGTGATGAAGATTTTCATACTCATAATATTTTCCTGACTCTTTTTCATAACAGTTCTGAATAATATTCTCTTTTTCTGCGCGTAACGCTATTTCCTTTTCAATTTCAAAATTTTCAGCCGGCAAAGTACAAACGGCTTTCTGTTTTCCCCTGTTTAGTGTTTCAAATTCTACTTCTAGACCTCTAACCAGTTGGCGGGCTTTGACTTTTTCTTCGTTAATACTAATAGTTTTATTATATTTGTTTTTTGTATCTCTCATAACGCCAATAAGTATACTAAAATCTGACTTTTTAGCAAGCCCTTAAACGTTAAAATATCACTTTTTTTTATGTGAAAAAAAATAAAATAATCGCTTGACTTCCTTTAACAAACCATTTTAAAAAAGTTACCTAAGTGACTGAGTATCAACGACTTACGCTCGTGGCGGGGGGGCGCCGGCGCCCTAAGTCCTTGATAGTCAATGACTTACGTATTCTATTAAGCGATTCGCCGATGGGTTTCCGTGCCAAGTCTGCAAAAAAATGAAAAAAAATAAAATTAAAAAAAATGAAAAAACTCACACTTTAGGCTTGCAAGTTTCTGTGGTTCTGCTATCCTTTTTCTAGATGAGAGAGATGAAATACGAGTCAGACATCCTGACAAACAACTGGGAAGAGTTCTTCAATGAAGTCGCGGCTAAGTGTGCATACTATGAACTAGGTTTTGATGATATCAATCCTGAAAAGGAATACGAAATAGTTCGCGAATGTTTCGTGGAAAAGTACACAGTGCAACACACAGTGGACGCTTGGCACGAATATGTGGTCGAGGAAATGGTCGACTCTCAGTAAAATGAGAGTTTGACATCCTTAATCAGATACCCTATAATAATTTTTGTTATGAGTGAAAAGTTCACAATATTCTATCGGCCTGCCCAACATGAGGGACAGGAAAACATCAACGGGAATACTTACCAGTATAAGATCAAGTTAGATATTCCTTTCTCCAACATGACTAATGGCGAGCAATTCGCTGGCATTGGTGGTGAGTGTGTGGAAACTGGCGAGTATAAGCGTTTTCGTATGGATCGCATCACCTCTATGATCAAGGAGGTGACTATATGATAAAGCGTTTAAAGCTTGACTTATCTCAGGCTACCCCTTTGACAGGTTTCTTTATTAGTGTTTTAGCTACTGTTTTAATTGCTTCTATATGGTTGGTTGTACATGGCGAATCATTTGTGCAATTATATGATGCTTTAGAAGAATGGATGCGTCCTATGAGTAATCGTCTGATATTAATGATCGCAGTATTTCAAGTAGGTATCATGATTAAACTTATACGATTAGAAAGTTTATGTATAAGAGTAAGTGCTCACATGATAAAAAAGTTTAAGAAAGATTGATTCAATGCTTGCTATCATCTGAGATCTATGGGATAATATTTGCACGTTATGAGAGATAAGACACACGAAGAGATCATCAAGGAAGATGCAGCCATCATGCTTGACACTAAGATTGATTCCCTTTGCCCGATCACTGATCATAAGATCAAGGCAGCAAGGTTATCATTAATCAAAGCAACCAGACGGGCAGAGGAAACCAAGGCAAGACTAGCCAAGCCATACAAGCGGAGCGAAGATGCCAAGCCATGGAGGTGGGACGCATGAGCAAGGAGAGCTTATGTCGTTATGATCCGTTGTTTGTGCCAACTCCTGATCTAAAAGATCCTTTTAGTATTCCTTATGGCTTTTTAAACAGAGATTATAACTCTATTGATGACAGGCCATTAGGTACGCAGGTCAAGGTTAACAAACGATGGTATGAGAAAAAATCTGATGATAATTATTATTTATTCATTAAGGTTGATATTAATAATGCATACAAAAAAAGTTTGAAAAAGATTCAAAAGAAGCTTGCTAAGTTGTGAGATTTTAGTATAATTTTTGCAGATGAGAGATACAGAAACATTAAAGGCATGGGTTAGATCAGGAGTTAACCCGACTACATTCACCGAATGGAATAAACTGCAACCATGTACCCAAGCTGAATTACTTGAAGAAGTTTCACACCGAGAGGATTTTTACGATTTCATTGGTCGTGACGTAGTTAACAAGATCAAGGAGGCTTTCACAGCATGAACATTGGATGGGCCGACGTGCCAGAAAAGTTCATTAACCTTGACACTGAGGAAACGGCCAAGTGTTTTTGTTGCAATGGTTGGTTTCCTTGGGATAGCTGCACATTGAACCATGACGAAGAGCATGAAGCTGTGCCAGTGTGCGAGACCTGTGCCTGTGGCCGCGTGGGATAGTCCGGCCTCCTGAGACCCATACCCCCCACCCTTCATTATACAATGCCCCCCCTTTTCTAAAAGGGGAAAGCCTGACTCTGCGCCCAGTAGAGCGGGGGTGGTAAATTTCATTTTCCACACACCTTTTTATTTAGCTTTTTCAAAAATACGGGAAAGACCAAACAAAATATTATTTTCAAAAATACTTAGATAAAAGCTCGTTGAAAAGCTAAGATAGCTTTTAATGAAAGTATGTACTAAATGCAACGAGCAAAAGCCGTTAGATGCCTTTAGAAAACAAAAAAGCACCAAGGACGGGCTAAAATATCACTGCAAGGAGTGCGATAACAAAACGGCGAAGAGTTATTATAACAAAAACAAAGGTAAGATCGTGACCAAGGTGAAAGAGTGGCAAAAAAATAACCCAACCAAAGTCAAGGGTTACAAAAAATCATATTACGATAAAACAAAGAGCGCCGAAAGTTAAATAGATTTTGAAAAAAAAATGTAAATTCCAATTTTTAATGTGTAATATTCACTAACATGGGTCTTAATTTAAATTATACCAAGCCAGATGGACAAGCGGCCAATTACTGGAAAATAAGCCGGGTAGAAGACTGGTTTCAGGGCACTGACCCCGAATCAGCCCAATATATGGCAAACGTAAACACTTTAGGGTTTACAAGCGAAGCTTACCGAAATGCAGGAGCTCCTTCAGTAGATGGCAATATGTATAACTGTACATACGCTAGTGGAACAGATTTTTATCCCTATCACGATTTAACCGGAGTTTCCGGCGAAGTGACAGGTTCAGAACGAGAGGTACCTCTCCCAGACGGATGGGACCCTCTAGAAAACGGAGTATCCGGATGGATGCAGAGAAGTGATGATATTAGAAGTGGGGCATATACTTGGCTTAAAGTTTGTGTACCTTTCTTTTCTGGGGCAACCGACGCATTAACAGAAGGAGAATAATACAATGGGACTTTATAAAGAAATTACTACAGAAGCCGGTTCAACTCTTAGTTATTGGGACTATGGTATTGTTGAAGTTAACACATCTGCATCAACCGCAGCTGATCAAAGCGCTAACGTTAATATTTGGGGTTATCATGATGTAGATTACTACAATAACGATGCACCTCCTATTGAACGCTGGAATAGCTACTCTTGCGGTATGGTTAGTGGTACAGACCATTATCCTTATATGGATTTAACAGGAGTTAGCGGCGTAGTTACTGGAACTAAGAGACTTGGACCAGATTTACCCGATGGTTGGAGTTGGACAGAAAATAGCGTATCCGGCTGGATGGCTAGCAGCTCTGATATCCGTAATGGAGCTCAAGCATGGGCTTTGGTTTGTATTCCTGCATTTTCAGGTGCAATAGTCACTGGTCAGGTCTATCCAGATTAATTTTTATGAATCAAGACGATATAAAAAACACAGAGCCAATATTAGGTTCAAGTGACAAAACTCACACTCTCAAGTTTGTTTTAGATGATTCTAACACAGATACTGAAAGTGAGAAACAAAGCACCACAGGGGTTTCAATACGAATTGTTAAAATTGAATGTATTGACGGCAAGACTAGCGGAAACTATACTATAAAAGTTAAAACTGATACAGACGGTAACAGCTTTAACAAAACTTATGCTGTAGGAGTAGGAGCCCCTGCTGAACCGGGTGATAAAGTTTGTACTAACCTTTTTGGCAGCACCAAGCTTACCCTTACTTGCACAGGGCTAGATGGTCAAGTTGGAACAGCTAATTTCATGTTAACTTATCACACTTGTTAATTTAGGAGAAAAAAACATAATGAAAGACGCAAATTATTGGAGACGCCGAATGGGTCTCCCCGAAGAACACGAAGGAAATGTAGGCGCAGGAAGTTCAGCACCAGCTGAACCAGCACCAACACCAGCTCCCGAGCCGGAGCCAGAAGCTAATGTAGGTATTGGCACAAGCGACGGCAACGTCGGAGCAGGTAGTTCTTAAAATAAAACAAAAAAAGTTCCTAGTCGCAGCCTCTTAGTGGGGCTGCGATTTTTTTATATATAAAGGCCCTCAAAGGAACTTAAACAGTGTAAGTTTATTAACCGTTTTCCTGTCTTCAAGAACACGGTTAACATTGTTATGAAGAAAATGACTATTACAAAAATACATACACGTTCAGCAGCTAATTTCTTAGGCTTGTTGGGCGTAGCTACTGGCGCTATCAAGGGCGTAGTACTTCCTGTATTAGCTTTAATCGGCGCAGGAGCACTAGGTGATGTTGATGGCGGTATCGAAAAGATTAGTGGGGCAGTTTCCGCAGATTTGGGGAGTATTGCAGCATTTGGTATTGGAGGTTGGGTAGGAGGCGCAGTTTATGCGTGGATCTCCAACTTCGTACTCCATCATACTGGTGGATTAACTATCGAGACTAAATAATCTCTAATTTCTAGTAGTTTATAAAAAAGAACCCCTCGTCTTAATTGACGGGGGGTTTTACTTTATATATGTAACTTTTTTATTTAGAGAAAGGTTCTGTAGTAAATGTAACGGTATTACTCGCGTTTGTTTGGACGCCTGAAGGTTTTAACCATTTAGTTGCGTAAATCCAATTACATCCCTCGTAATGAACATCTTTTGTTGGGCTACCTACGTTTTTAACATTATCGGCATAGACGCGGGCTATATGACCATCCCAACCATAAGTCATTTGGAACTTTCCATTTTGAGGGTTTGGTTTCTTAACTGTTTTAGGTGGCATCGGAGTGATTGTAATTACATCCCCTCCGGTTTCATTGGATGACAAGCCAACAGTTTCTCCCGCTGCTATTATTCCAGAATCGGGACCGGTCATAGCCCAAGTCTGTTCCCATTTCATATCAGAGTCAGTGTTGTTTATTACTGTCAGTGTAAACTTAGCTGGGGCGGTTTTTAATTTGGTATCGTCAGACCTTTCATTATAAACGAAAGTCGAAGTGCATCCGGTGAATAAAATAATTGTTGCTATTAATAGGATTATATTTTTCATTTTGAGATTCATGGTTTATTGTACCTGTTTGGCTTTTTATCTTTAAGCCATTTAATAGATGATACTTCGTAGCCTGCATCTTTAACAATTTTATTAATTTGGCTAGGGTGAATCTCTATACTTATGTATTCTATTATACATAATTGTTTTTTAGTGTCAAATTTAACTTTTTTAACTAGCTTGGTTTTATCTAAGCCTTTTTTTACTCCAATCGCGCAACTGGAGCATACTAGCCCTTTTATCTTTATTTCTACGTCAGGATCAAAGTTTGGCTCTGCGTTCAGACTCAAAGCGAATATAAAGGGAATAATTATCTTGATCATCTTATAGTTTTTTTAGGGCTCTGCGCATTATGTTTTGCCACCTCTAGTTCTAATATTCGCATTCTGTTGTCTATTATTTTGATATCTGATGTATTAGATGTTATAGCTTTTTGAAGAACAGTCATCTCAGTGATTTTTTTATCCATTTGAATTAAATGCTGTTCCAGTTTGTCAAATTCCACTTTACTGGGAAAAAGTGTTTGTAAATACGCTAATACCGCTAAACCAATCATCGGGGCTATCTTCAAAAATGTATCCAAGTCCGTAAAACCAATTTTTTTATTTTTATTTGTCTCTGACATGTAATATATAATATACTTACACGAAGTTTTTTCAAAATGGCTCAATTAAACGCTAATACTCCTTACATAAACTGCTTCATCAGGAACTCGTATATATTTGGCCCCGAAAGCTCGGGCTTGACAGAAGGGTATATATTTGGTGTAAAATCAATGATCAATCGCCCGATGCACTTTCATTTTCAATCGTGCTTGGGGGCAGTTTTTTGGCAGATGCCTATTTCGGCCTTCTGTCATAAAGAAGACTATGACACTTTATCAGAAGATGAACAGCAGCGATTATCACTCTTGCAAACATGGGATTGCCAAGATAATGATATCGCAGTTACGACATTCGGTTTTTTGCAGCACCGTAAAGTGGACGTATTCTGTAGGGATAGAGTATGGCGTTCTGGCAAGTACGTATTTACTATTGACGATTACGAAGGGGACCTTAATGAGCTCAATATTGGATACGCTAATGACCAAGATTCAAAGTGTTATCACTTTTTGGAAATGGATGATGGAAACTATGCCATACCTCCCAATAATCTGTTGCGCTGGCATAATCCAGATTTTATTGTTCCGTATGATAAGGAAAACCCTCCTAGATTTAAAATCTATGACAAAGAGATGACTTCAGAGGATATAGATCGGTCTTATGGAAATAGTCCTTACTTTTTTTACAATCACTACCCTGATGACGAAAAGAAACAAAAAGAAAAAGATACTTTGAAAGATATCCCAGAATATCCTTCAGCCTAAATCATACTACTTTAAAATCTTTGAAATTTCGTCTGTAAGCTTCTCTTTTGCTTTGTCAGCCGCTTTGTCCACTACTTTGTCTACAATCGCTTCAGTGGCCTTTTCTGTGACCTTATCTGCTACTTTCTCGTGGATCTCTTCTTTCTTATGGCCAAAAACAAAAACAAGAGAAAGGGAAAGAGCTACGAGAGCTAAAATTATTGCGATTTTCTTTTTAGTAATCTTCATATAACTTATTACACGTAGCAGTGTATATTAACATAGTACCATGATGGTAAAAAACATCTTCAAGTATGGACTGATAGCAATTATTGCATCAGTGTTAACAACGGCGGAAGCTAAACCTAACAAAGGTAAAGGGAAACCTCGTCCCGAAAAAGTCGATAAAGAAAAAGTCAAAGAAAGGTTCAAAGCCGCTGCAGAGAAAAGAAAAAAACATTTTGAAAGCAAAAAACGCAAAAATCATTGGAAAGGTAAAAAAATAGATAGCGAAGAGTTAAATGAGCTTCGGGAAAAAATGAAAGAGCTTCATAAGGAGCTACATGAATTAAGGAAGAAACATAGAGAGGAAACGAAGAAAAGAATGGAAGAAATCAAAAAGGAATTCTCTAATAAACGAGATAAAGTTATTGATGGGAACAAACCCAGAAAATGATTTAAGGCACATGTAAAACAAAAGCCCCGCCGTCGCGGGGCTTTTTCTTTAACAAGACCTTTATAAAAGGTTAGTACAAATCAGAGTAATCTATAGTGGCTGATGCCTCACTAACCTTAATACCGAATTTTTTGGCTGCAGCTTTAATTTTTTTAAGGGCTGCTTTCTTAGCCTCCGCACTGATATCCGTTTGATCAAGTCGAGCTAAAGCATTTCGCACATGTGCTGCATCATTAATTGGAAGATGACGCAGAGAGCGAGGAACTGTTTTGCCCTCAGAATCTTTCTTACCGCCCGGTTCTATATAAGCAAAATCTGAATCAGGAAGATCGTTTTTTTGTTTACTTGTCATTTTCGCGGCTTTAAGCTTTTTCTTATCAAATTTTTCATCTTTTTTGATATCATGTATTTCGACGCTCTTCTTTTCAGAAGGTTTCCCTTTCTTTAATTTTTTAATTTTATCAGCATCGTCTTTTAAAGCGTCTTTTTCATGTTCTTTCTTTTCTTTTTTATCGTCGCGCTTAAGCTCTTTAGTATCAATTTTTTCATACTGTTCCTTAGTTTTAGCTTCGTCGCTATATTTTTTCAAAGGGACACATTTCTTTTTATCTTTGCTTACTTCGTAACCGGGTTTGCAATTAGGTGGATAACCCGCTTTTTCGTCTGCTAAAAGACCTTCCTCTTTGTATTGAGTGATTTGATCAGTAAAATCTATCTCTTTCATGTTATTAATTAATACACTTTTTATTCACCCATTTCCATTAATCTTGGAAATTTTTTTCCATTTATTATTTTGTGAGAAGGTAATTGCCTTCTTTGAGACCCTGAAGTTAAGTTTTCTTGATCAGAATAATACTCCATTTCCACATGAAAGAAAGCAGGAACTGAAAACCTGACTTTTTCTAACCTCCCATTTTCATCCATGTTTTTGCATCCTGCAAGTAATAAGATAATAATTAAGATTTTTTTCATTTTTTAACGTTTCTTTGAGTAGTGGGCTTAGTTACCACTTCTACTTTTGTGGGGGGCGGTTCTACCGGCACTTCTTTCACCCCTATAAAGTCAGGGTCGCATCCCTTGGGTAAATAAGGAGCTCCTCCGTTTTTAGGTAAAGATTTTTCAATAGTTAACTGTTTTAACTGCTCATTAGGAACTGGCATTTTAGTTCCCCTATCTGACATGTAAAAAACGGTATTACGAATACCTACCCGAACTATCCTAGCTTGGCGTCCCGAAATATAAATGATATCATCGTTATTAAAATCATTCCCCACAAAAACTAACAGACCTTGGACAAAATTCATTATCATGTCTTTTGCTAAAATAGTTGCGATAGCTATTAACAGTAACCACCCATATTCCCCAATTAAACCTTCCACAAATCCCTGAACTTCTTCTTTTTCTATTATCGAAGTTAAACTGTTAGTCGAGCCATTCATAACTTTCTTTTATAGATTACACTTTTTTCAGTGTAAAATGTTATTGATGCCAAAAGTAAAGAGCACGGGAGACTTTGAGTCTCTCGAAGTTACGGACGGAAGGGTCAAGATTCACCAACGTGACCCACTTAAACCTAAAGATACGTTTTATATCGAAGAGTTACCTTGGACTGAAAAACAGAAACGATTTATAGAAATTTCACAAGATAAAAGTACGAGACTTATCTTATGTAAAGGCCCAGCGGGAAGTTCTAAAACTTTAACGGCTGTGTATTCTGCTTTAAATTTGTTAAACAATTCTAAAGTATCAGATGTTATATATATGCGCTCTGCCGTAGAAAGCTCTGATTCAAGATTAGGTTTTCTTCCGGGAGATGCAGATGAGAAGCTCCATTATTATAATTTGCCTTTTATGGACAAACTGGATGAATTACTCAGTGAAGAAACAGTAAAAAAACTGCAGAAAGAAAAAAGGGTATCAATTCACCCAGTAAATTTTGCTAGAGGAATGAGTTGGAATGGAAAAGCCATTTTAATGGATGAAGCGCAAAATAGTTCTTTCCGCGAGATAGTTACGGTATTAACCAGAATAGGTAAATATTCTAGATGTGTTATAATGGCTGACCCTATGCAAACTGACTTAAAAAATGGAAATAGAGGAGGATTCCTTAAACTCTATGATGTTTTTAACAATCAAGAAAGTAGGGACATGGGTATTCACACTTTTGAATTCAGTCAAGAAGATATTGTTCGGTCAGAATTAACCAAATTTATTGTCTCTAAACTAGAGGAATGTGATACTATTTAATTTGTTTATTAATTAAACCCGCAAGGACAGAGGAGAATTTTCTTACTTCTCTTTCTGTCTTATCCCAAAAAAAAGCATGAGTTACCTCTTCTATAAGGGTGCTCATTTTTCTTCTCTTTTTTAGCTTTGGATCTACTAGGATTTTGGGCTCATCCGCTTCGGGCGAGTAGCACAAACCATCAGCATTATAAGTATGGTGAGGTTTTTTCCATATCAATTCGTATTCGATTCCATCCGAGTTTTTGAACTTGACGTTTTCCATATCCATATAGTTTATACACTTTTTTTGAAAAATCTGCATTTTTCATTAATATATATAGTGTATACATTATTCATGAAAGCTTATTGTTTAACTTGCGGTTCTGGAACAGAATACTCTTTGAGTAAGCCCAAGTTTTGTGGCTCATGCGGGGAATCTTTTTCTTCAATCACTAAAAAAGCTCCAAAAAAAGTCTTTAAAGCAGCTAAGGCTGTTAAAAAAACTCCTATTGTTGAGATAGAAGAAGAGGAAGAGCAGTTTATAGAGCCTGATATGGATAGTTTAGCGTTTGACTTAGAGCAAACTCGCCCAGACAAACGCAATACTCTTGAGGAACTTTTAGGCACGGGAGGTTCTGAACCGGTAGATAGTTATCAGCGTGAGGCTGATCCTACTTATTCCTCCGATTCAATTATGGAGGATTTTAAAAGAGATGCTGGAGCATCTCGTAAACCAAATGCCTAAAAAAAAGAAGCCTAACTTTGAAGATTTTATCGAACAAATAGATGCGGAGATAAGGAAAAGAAAATCTAAGTGGAGTCTCACGGCTTTATCATGGATGGACTTCGACGATGTTTCTCAAATTCTTAGGATACATATCTTTAAAAAATGGCATCTTTACGATACTAAAAAACCCCTTAACCCTTGGATTAATCGAATAATTTCAAATCAGATAAAAAATCTGATAAGAAATAATTACGGGAATTACTGTAGACCTTGTCTTAAATGTGCAGCAGCTGAAGCGGGTAATCTCTGTTACATATACGGAAAGCAATGCGAAACTTGCCCTCTTTACGCTAATTGGGTACGCACTAAAAAACAAGCTTACGACGCAAAGCTCCCAGTTTCTATAGATGATCATACCCACGAAATAAATGCGGCTGAATATACAGGGGTCGATATAATGGCTCTAATGAATAGGGTTAACGAAAAGATGAAGGCCAACTTAAAAAGTGCCGAATGGAAAATTTATCAAGCCCTATACATAAATAACATGTCTGAAGAAGAAGCCGCAACCTTAATGGGTTATAAGACTAACGAAAAAAATAGAGTTCCCGGTTACAAACAGATTAAAAATGTAAAGAAGTCTATTATTCAGAAGGTTAAAAAAATGTTAAAAGATGGAGAGATAGAAATTTTATGAGCTCTAAGTCAATAACTCTAAACGAAGACCAAAAATTAGCTATACTTAAAGAGTGGAACGACAGGCCGGACAACCCTCCTTTCATAAAAGAATTAATAGAGTTAGTCTTTTCTGAGATCCCAGAAGATGCAAAAACGGGAAGATCTCGTTATGGGATAGCTATTAAAAAGTTTTTAGCAGAAAAAAGTCTACAGGCCAAAGTAGGTGGAAAATATTATGCTAAAGAAAAACCAGAACTAACAGAAGAGCAAAAAGAATTTATATCAAACAATTGTAGCGCCATGAAACCGATAGAAATGGCTAGGATGGTATTTGATGACCCTAAGATATCACCACTACATGCAGAATATAAAATAGTTGTTGAGTTTACAAACTCTATACCTAACCAAGTTAAATTTTCAGATAGCAGTGATGTGCCAGTAGAGGGTGGTTACCAACCCCCTAAATCTGAAAGTCGTGCATTAGTCCGTGTGAATAAATATGTTCATCATGGAATAGATAAAGATAAAGTTTCAGCTAAGAATAAAAAGAATTTATCCACATTAATTGGATATATGCACACCTACAGGTTTCTACATCAAATAAGCACTTACTCAGCAGAAACAGATAGAGAGTTATTCGAGAGCAGCTTTGTTCGTTATACTTGGGACAAACCAGATTTGACTCAAGAGGAAGTAGATCAATATATAGTTTTATCGGCGGAAGTAGTTATAGCTTCCAACATCCAAAGGCGTGTCGAAAGACTTCAACAGCTTCTTGACCAAAATGCAGAGGATACTGAAGGAAGGCGAATGGCTATGAGCTTGGTTGAAGCCATCAACACAGCTCAGACTGAATACAACCAATGCGTTAACAGGCAGACTAAATTACTTAACGAGCTTAAAGAGAAAAGAAGCCAAAGGATGAGTAAAATAATGCAAGAGTCTGCTTCTATACTAAACCTTGTAGAACTTTGGAAAGATGAAGAGTCTAGGAATAAAATGATTAAGATAGCGGAGCTGCGCAAACAAAATCTTTCAACTGAAATAGAAAGACTCAGCTCTATGGAAGACATAAAGTCTCGCATTTTAGGAATAAGTGAAGAAGAAGTTTTAAATGGTTAGCTGTAAAATTTGTGGAAAAGAATTCGAAAAAGACAAAAGCCTTCATTTACATATAAAGGCTCACAAGCTTAGTATAGAGCAATACTATCAGCAAAATTTCCCTCGTCATGATCTACATACTAAAGAACTCATAAAGTACAAAAATAAAGATCAATATTTTTCTTCAGACTTTAACAATAAAAGAAATCTGAAAAGTTGGTTGAAAAGTATACCTAATAAGCAAGCGCAAGAGTATTGCGCCGCACTTTTGCAAAAAAGGAAAGAAGAAAAGGGATTAGTTTACGCTCCAACTCAAGTAGAGTTACGAACACTGCCTATGCCACCAATTCAATACTATGAATTACTTTTTGACAGTTATTACAAGCTCTGCAAAAAGATAGGGTACAAAAATAAATTTAAATGTATCCCTACAAAAAAAGAGTATGAAGAAACGTATTCTGACGACCATTTAATTTATATAGATTCTCGAGAACAAAAACCATTAGAAATAGAAGACTTCCCTACAGAAGTGAGAGGTTTAAAGTTTGGAGATTACTGTCTTAACGATAAAGAGAAAACGCAAAATACATACATCGAAAGAAAGTCTGTGCCCGATCTAATAGGCACTCTCAGCTCTGGGTTAGAAAGATTTAAAAATGAAATAAATAGAGCGGCCGAAGAAAACGCTTATATGGTAATATTAGTAGAAAGAAATCTTAATGACTGTTTGGCGTTTAATAGATTGAAACATGTATACAAAAAAAATACAAGAGTTACTCCAGATTTTATATTCCATAACGTAAGAGATTTAATACAAGAATTCTCTCACATACAGTTTTTATTTGTTAATGGAAGAGATGAATGTACTAGAATTGTAAAGAAGCTATTACTTTCAGATGTTCTAAAAGAAAAGCATGATTTACAACTAGCTTACGAATTAAAATTGTTATGAAGGGGCATATTGTATTAACATATGAACAAGCTCTGTTCATTATTATTTTAATAATTTTAATAGCTTATCTAGATTAAAATGTGGTATTGTCCCGACAAATATAAAAAAACTATCCCGAATTTAAATGAAGAATTCTTTAATTTAAAAGGGGAATTACCTGATAGACAAGCTAAGATTACTTTGGCTAAGTTTATGCGTTCTAACTTAGGCTTTACTACAGAACTTCTTTCAGGAATTAAATTAGCTTTATATCAAGAGATAACGCTTAAAGCTTTTTTTAATCGTAACTTTAGTATGTGTGTGTGGGGACGTGGGTGTGGTAAAAGTTTTATAGCCGCCGTATATTGTTTTCTTCAATGCATTTTTGAACCCAAAACCAAAATATTAATTGCAGGG